ATCGTTGAACACGCAAGCATACGCAGATTCAAGATTCGGTTCGTCAAGTAACTTTCCGTTTAAATAGAATGAACGGTTCTGCGAATACTTCTCACCCGTTATGTCTTGTGCGGTAACTGCGAAAATGCCTTGCCGTGTAAGGAATAACGGTTCTGTTTCCAGATAACCGAATGAATCCTTTGCTATCGCACCGATTCCCCTTAACGTGTTTGAGATAGTGAAGATTTCGTTATCGTCTTTATCCACGCTTCCAACACGAAGAAAGATATTCTGTTCAGGTTCTAATTCATCTTTGTGCGCTGCCAAATGGTTTGCGATTACCGAATAACCGATAAGCGAAGATGAATCACTTCCCAAACGTGAATATGATGTGTCGGCAAAGTATGTCGGATTGTAAGGTTCGGAGTGCCAATCATAATTGCGATACTCTGGATTACCGCTTATGAATAGCCTATCCTTACCGCCCTTCATTCCGTAAAGAACACCAAAGGTACATTTGTTGATTCTGTCTGCATAACCCGATACTGTTCTGTATGCCGTTATCTTTACGTTATCTTCACCCGTTATAGGTGTAACGCCGGGTGCGGTAGTAAATGTTACTGTGCCGTTTGTTCTGTCAACTGTGAAATCCGTGTTCTCGGTTTTCGCTACCCATTCGCCGTCTGAATTAAGTAACTCCGCTTTAACTGTTGTATCGTCAAGCGGTTTGAATGAAAGCTGAAACTCTTTCGTGGTTGAGTATGTAGACGATACGTTGAACTGTTCAATGAACCCTGCTTGTAAAAGGTTCAAATCTTCATACGATGTTCCACCGCCGTCAGGGTTCTTTGAGATTGTAACAGTAGGTATGTATGCCTTTTCCGATACTTTCTCAACGTGGTTCGTACCTTCCTCCTGATAGAACACAAGGTAATTCGCACCGTCTATGATGTATAACTTGTCATCAAACTGCCAAGCACGGCTTCTTGCGTTATTCATTTCTGAATAAATCTCATTCGTGCCGATATACAGTTTTGTGCCACAATGCACTATGTATTCATCTTTACCCGTGATATAGTAACAACCGTTTATCGGTGCATCGTCATAGGTATTGACTACAAACCACCCAAGAGATTTCCTGACTTTGCCGGGAACATCTCTTATCATATTTACGCAATTCGGTGAACGGCTTGGATCAACGTTTGCGGGGGAGTTTGTAAAATCGCAACCCCTTAATACATCTATGGTATCAATGCTTCGTTTTGGCGGTTTGGGTACTTTAAATGTTGTTGCCATTCTTAAATCCACCCACTTTCACTTGTGAATCGTTCTGCGCTCGGTGTCGATGCTCTGTCTTTAAGCCTTTCGAAACCTACTTCAAATTCATTTCTATATGTTGTGGCGATTGAATTATCATCTTCTTTGTATAGCTGGGATGCCATATAAAGGCAAAGAAGCGGTGCTACTTCGGGGTCGATAGACAATATCTCATCGTCACCCGTTTCTTGTGTGATGTTCTGCGGATATGCCTTGTAGTAAACTCGGTAGTTTCCGGGTACATCTCTGTCAAGCACAAGAACTGTGTCACCTTCCTGAAAGAAGTCTGATGTCCGCATATACCTTGATATGTCAACGTCACCTTCGTAGTAAATATCTTCGGTAGACAACATATAAAAGTCATTTACCATTTCTCTTAATGGATAACGTACCTTTTCTGCATATGTCGGTATGTCATTAACTGTCGGGAATGTTGCAGAATATAAAGCCATATTCTTAATGGCAAGTGGATAAACCGAATCAAATGTTACCTTTACTTGTAACTTGTCGGGATTGTTTATTAAAAGACGGATAGGCACATATCCCGTTGATGATATTAATTCGTCTGTGTGAAATTCCGTGTCACCTACTGTTACGGTGTATGTTCCTGATCCGTAATATTCAAAGTAAAGACTTCTTGCACCAATAGTCTGAAACTCCATTGTGCCACATTCTTGACTATGTATGTGCTTTCCGTCTGTAAGCAGATTCTTTATGGGGTTGTGTGCAATGTCTATTGTCTTGACAATAAACTTCCCCGCCGTTGCAAGAAGTGCTAAACCTTCATTGGCTGCACCGGGCATAGCAGCAATGTAGTCACGGGTAGACGCATCTTGTGGAATGGTGTTTCCAATCGCAGAAAATAACTTCTGCATAGTTATTAATTTTATGTCAGCCCAAGTAATAGCCATTGCCTAATCCTCACTATTTCTTCGTGTTTGTGTTTCGCCTTGTATAAGTCCTTTTTGTTGTTGTAGGGGTATTTATCGGTTCGGTATCTTCAACCGCCTTTACGGGCGATTCTGAAAGCGTGGTGGGTGCTTCCTTGTGTACCTTTACAAGATGTGAATTGTATGTGCCGTTTTCGTTTATCTCATCGACAACATATTCAAGATTTTCGTGAAAGAAATGTTCTCCGATTTTTCTCATTTGTTTTCTCCATAAAAATACCCCCACCCCAAACGGGGCAGGGGTTTTGTGTTGATCTGCGGATGATTATTCGAGTGTAGTACCACTCTGTGCGCCGCCAAGAATAACCCAACGCCAATCGTTGAAACCACATGACATACGGCCATAACCATTGTACTCAAGGTTACGGGAGTGAATCTCAACCTGATTCTGAACATCAAGAGGTGTTCTGTCATAGAATACCATACCATTCATAGCGTTTCTTGCTTCGCTTGAGAAGATGATGTAAGGTGCAGTACCTTCTGCTGCCTGCCAAAGAGGATCTACAATGAGATTCCATAAACCTTTCTGAGTGTTGATATCGTTGTTGTTCGAACCAACAATAAGGTCGGTGCGGATAATCTTCTTAACATTTTCTTCAAGTGCGTAGCAGTTACCGGGAACAACGATTGTATCAAAGGTATATCCCATAACCTGACCCGAATCGTTCTTGAAGTTACGTCCGATGTTAGCAAGTCTTATAAGCATAGCAGCGGTGTTGCCGAAAGCGTTTGTGAAAACGTTACTCTGGGTAGCAACAGTAGCCTTAACTGACTTGTGTGCGGTGTTAAAAAGTGAAAGTCCGTCACCCGTTGTCTTGTCAAGGGGGGTCTGCTTGGGGCCTACTACGAAAGTAGAACCTTCGGTAACAAGTGCGTTTGTAGCAAGTTCTGCACGGGTTCTCTTGTAACCAAGAACGAGGTTTCTTGCCATTGTCTTTGCGCTATCAATATCGCCGTCATCGAGCATTTCTTTTGTGATTGCGATGCTCTTTGAGAAAGCGGAGTGGATGATGAGCTTGGGGAAGGTTTCCTGAATGTCATCAAGGGGTGCTTTGTCACCTTCGGTTACTACATCGTAAGATGCAAGAGAGGTGATACCCGTCTGCTTTTCAGCATACTTCTTAGATTTCTTTTCTACGGCAAGATCAGAAACTAACTTATCGTAGTTAGTCTTTTCCTTGTCTGCGTCCTGCATAACTGCATTGATTACCTGACCCACGGGTTTCCAGAGGTCATCGTTTAATGCACTATTCTTTGAAAATACAATACCCATGATTTAATCTCCTTTACTGTGATAACTGTGATAAATTATTCGAACTTAACGAGTGCAATACCGTTAGTAGCTGCGCCGTCAACAACAAGGGTAGCAACACCGTTCGTTGTGGTAGCGGTAACCTGCTGAGAGTTGGTTGCGATAGTAACCTTTGCGCCAGCCTTAAGGGATGAAGCATTAGCAGAGAAAGTTGTCTGCCATGTCTGTCCGGCATATACGGGGTTAACTGCAATCTTGTTACCAGCGGTAAGTGCGGTGTCAGCCTGTCCAGCGCAGATGAAATCAGGCTTGTTTGTGCCGTAAGTCTTTGTAACGTATCCCGTAGAGGAATCAACCTTGAGGGAATCGCCAACTGCGTATGTAGCAGCGGCAGCGGGTTTCATTTCGATAATGGGGAAATTGTCACCATTGTCGTTTTTAACGAATGAAAACATAGTTTTTTCTCCTTTACTGATTTAATGTTTCGTTGTAGAGTGCTTTCCTCTCTGCCCACGTCTTGTTGGGGAAGGCTTCTTCCCACATTCCACGAAGGTTCTGAGGAATCTCGACAGAGTTGTCATTTGTGGCAACGCCGTCCATAGGTGTAAGATGTGCCTTGCCTTTTGCCTGATTGATTGCACTCTGCCGGATAGACGCTTCTTTCTGAGAAGTCATCTTGCCGAAGTTAAGAATCTTGTAGGCATCAAGTAAGGTATGGTGATTGTCTATTGCGTACTGCACGATTTCAGGCGGAACGTTATCAAGAGAAGTAATCGAAGGGTCATATTCTGAGATAGCCAATACATCATTGGTTATCTTTTCAAACGCTTCTTTTTCCTCTTGCTGCTTTAAGTACTCATTAGCCTGAACAACGGCGGGATTCTTACTAACCAAATCATTGATTAGGTTGGGATCTATTCCGTTATCCCGTAACTGTTTTTCAGCTTTGAGCCTTTCCTGAGCGTCAAGCGCATCGAGGTAATCTTGCTGGGAACGAATGGGTTCGCCCGTAATGGGGTTTTTGTAGTTGCCAAAACGTCTTGCGTATTCGGCATCTATCCTTGCCCTTTCTTCCCGCGCTGCTTGTTCGGCTTTTCTCCGTGCGGCGGCGGCAATAGCATTCGTGTCGATAGTCTGCTCTGCTTCGGGTTCTTCGGTTTCTGTGTCAGGGGTTTCTGTTTCGGATTCCTCAACATCGCTACTGTCGGCGGTTTCCTCAACTTCCATCGGGTCGGCGGTTTCCGATTCTTCTACGCCTATGCTGATTTCTTCATCAGCAAAAAATTGAAGGTTTAATTTCATATTCAGTTCTCCTTTGGATTTTTACGCTCTTACCAGCGAAGTATTTACGCACTAAAAAAGCACCCTTAACGAGTGCTTGTGCGAAAACCGTAGGCTGGAGCGACCCAGCAAGCGATAAGCCTTCAGCCTATCTCTACGGTTGGATTGATTTGATTGGAAAGAAGAATTAATGTAATGTGAAGAAAACTCCACAATGGAACGCTTATTCAACAACCGCATCTAACTGCGATTCTTCTTCACCTATTTCTTTATCGTAATTGGAACATTCTTTGTTACGGCAGACATAAGTGAATCTGCGGTATAACTTGTTATCCTTAATCACGTTTGTTGCTTTACTGATTCTACCTTCGGTATTACATAACGGGCATTTCATTCGGTACACCCCCTAACTCTGGCATCTGCGCCATCTGCGCCATCTGTTCGGCTTGTGCCATCTGCTCCTGCCTCATGGTAAGCCGTTCTTCGATGTTCTTCTTTATTTCTCCGGCATTGGGATAACCGTTCCTTTCTTGCTCAAGCCAATAAAGGTAATTGGTTTCCAAATCGCCTATCTGTCCGAATGCGCCACTCTGTAATTTTAGATCTGCCTGATTCCACATTGCTTCTCTGTTCGTAAGAAGTGTGCTTGTCGGGTCAACATCAAATATGAACTCGTCATTCCAATAAGGTTCACCGCTTGCATCCCTTTTAAGGAAATCACGTTTGTCAAAGTGCGAAAACTCTATTTCGCCGTTCACGCCCTTTGCGGTAATCGGAATGGGGTTGTCAGCATATGCAAGCGCAAACTTGAACAGTAATTCGTATAATTTGGAATACGCATTGTTCTTCATTATGCGCTTTGATTCCAAACGTCCGGCAGCCTGATTGATAGAGTATTGCTTTGCCGTACCAGATATTGCCGATGCATCGTATTTACCCTGAAATGAATCCGTGATACCAAGTGCGGATTTCGCCCATTGGTAATTTTCCTCTAAGCAAACTCTGTCCTGAGAAGTATCCGCCTGAACAGTAACAACATCTATAAGTGCTTTCTGATTCGGATTCTCAACACGGATTATCTTAAGTTCCTCATCCGTGGTTTCAACGCCTAATCCTTCGGGGAGTGTTACATAAGAACCGCCCTTAAGTAACTTCTCGTTTATCTTTGAACCTAACTTCTTAATCGTGTCTTGCTGATCCGATATAACATCAATATCACTCGTTCCAAGAAGTGAACGGCCTTTGGATATGTTCTTTCTTAAAACAAGCGGGAACAGATTCGGTTTGTAGTAAGGAATCTCGATATCTTCTTCTTCCTCAACGATTATGGGTTCGCCCGTTGTCGGGTCGATGCCTACCTCTCTGTTTTTGTAAATTGTGACAAGATCCATCTCATCTTTGCGCTTGATGAATTTCTTTGAACCGCATTCACAAACATCGCCCTCTTTGGGTCTGCCACATTCCTTGCAGACAGTTAAGTGACGCGCCTGATAATCGTCAATAGCTTCAAGTTCAACATCACCGCACCAACGATATAATCCGATGCCGTTATCCTCGTTTTTGTAATATGTTGTGATAACAGTTACTATATCCTCGGTTGCTACGCCGTCACGAAGTTCTGTGTCGGTTTCTTCTTCCTTTGACACATCCTTGCCGAATCTGCGCTTAACATATTCCTTTGTCTGTGATGTGCGGATAAAGAAGTAATCCATCTTCTCAATGTCGGTAACGCCCGGCTGGGGAATCATCTGTCTGGGGTGTACATCGGTTACTTCCAAGTCACCAATAGTGCAATGGTATCCCTTTGTGTTGTCCCATTCTACTAAAGAAAAAGAACCACCCTGAATAGGAGTAGTTCTTTCTTGTAAGTCATTCACTTCAGCCAAGCGAAGAAGTTTGATCTCGTTCTTTAAAAATTCCTCTATGATTTTTGCTTGCTCTAAATCTTCCGCATGAATGGGAGTAACCTTTGGCTGAGGTACTGACGAATCAACTTGAGATTCTATAAGCTCATATGAGATGTTTCGAATGTTGATGGCAAGTTTCTTCGCGCCGTCCTTTGAGTTAGGATTGCCCTTTACTTCTCTGCCACCCTCATAATATTTCTCATAATCTTCCATTATGTTGAGTGCTTCGGCATATTTCGTTTTTGCGGTTTCGTATTTCTCTTGCCATTCCATCAACTTCTTGTTTGATTCGGGATTTTTGATTTTTTCTGCCATTTTTTTCCACCATTTCATAGCATTGGTTCTCCAAGTTGCTTAACCATAAGTGCTTTTATCTCTTTTGATGCCCTTCGGTAGTCCTCGATGTAACTCTGCCGCCATTTTTTCTTCTTCGGTTTGTCTTTTTCGGGGATTGAAGTCCACCAAACGGCAAAACACCGCAGCGAATCGACATCGTGGGTCAAATCGTGCGGTTGTTTAGCGTAAACTGTCGGTTTTTTCTTGTCTTTTTGTATTTTTTGCAGACATCTTATGGCATTCGGGGCGCAATCTTTAAGGAATGTGAGCATCGGTTTGCCGTCATCCCTTACTCTGAGCCATTCTTTTAAGGCTATACACCCGTCAAACAAGTCATTTGATGTCTTAATGAGCGAAATTCCGTATTCAGAAAAGATATGTGCCACGGATTTACCCGTTTCCTGACGTCTGTTCCATAAGTCTGGCGGTGCTAACCAACCGCTTATCACTTCATCGGAACTGATCCTGATTAAAACTTCAGCAGCTTTGCCTACTGTTAAGTCCGGCGCATCATATTCTCGGTATACTTGGGCGCGTCCGCTTACGTCTATCGCCACCCAATGCGCGGATAACATATCAAGTCCGTAGTCAATGCACACATATCTCTTTAAATGCCCGTCAAGTTCTTCTTCTACTTCGTGCGTGTCACGTTTTACCTCTGGGAAGAACGCTCCGCCCGGAACCATTAAGGCTTCTTCAATGCTTGCAGGGTATTCTTCTGTGATTAAGTCACCCAAAGCACGTTTTGTTTTCTCATACCATTCTTTATCCCGTCTTGGATCAGCATTCCACGGAATAAATATCTTGTTAAATCCGTTGTCGGGGTCGGTGAATATTTCCTCAAACAACGAACCCCTTTCTATTGTCGATAAACCGATAACCATACCGCCGTTTGGACGGTTGATTGTCGGGAAACCACCTTGCCAGATCTCACGGGCAAACTGCTGAAATGCCCATTCATCAAAGATTATCAGGTTAACAGTAAATGAACGGCCTGCTCCCGGACTACTCGCAAGTGCTTTGAATACCGATTCCGTGTTATCAGGAAACGAAATAGTTAATGTGAGTGCCGTGGCTTTAAATACTGCGCCTTCCCATCCGGCAGGTTCAAAGTCTTTCTCCGCTATCAACTCAGGCATATATCGGAATATTACCGCTAATCTGCGGACAAGTTCTTTCGCTTCTTCTTCCGTCTTGGAAAGTCCTATCGCCGTTGCACCTTTTTTCGTTAACAGTAAATGCGCTGCTATATGAAGTACTAACCACGAAAATCCTAACTGTCTGGCTTTCAGGATTACGTTCCATCTGTGCGTGACAAGCGATTGAAGTGCTTCCCTCTGTGCATCCCACATACGGAATGGCTGAATCAGCTCGTCAGCATCCTTATCCTCGATATGCCCGTAGGTATCCACGAAGTACTCTATGTGCTTTCCGCAATATTCTATTTCCGCTTCCCTTATCGCTTGTTTCTCGTTCATATCAATCCCAAATTGAAAAATTATATAAATTTTCTGACTACCAATTAGCGGATCTACTGTAAAACCGCTTTGGTATATGGGGTATCGCTAACCCCAAATCGAATTTCTGCATAAATTTTCTGAGGGGCTATTAGAAATTTGCGCGCGCGCTCCCCGTTTGGGTGGGGGTGGGCAGGGCGGGGGGTGTGTAAAAATTTGGTGCGAAAAAAATTTTGGGCGGGCATGATCCCCCGCGGATATACAGACACCCCCACGGATACACCGCCACACATCAGCAGACGCAGACGACAACCGCCCTAACAACTATTCGCAAAACATATATTTGACGAATAGTTACCGCAAACCCTTGCAGATACTGGATTCTTTCCCGTGCTGATCCCGCGGAAAGTCCGGTTTGCGCCGTTTGTCTGTCTGTCGCGTACAGATTTAGCCGTTTGTCTCACGTTCTAACCGCGCTTTGATGTTGTCAAGCAGAGACCTGTCCGCGTCTGTCATTATGTCCGCTCGAACATCAATTTCGTCACGCGGTTTTTGTCCGCTTGTGTCCCTCATAAACTCAAGAGCTTTCACGTTGCCCTCACTTGCTATCTGCATAGAGCGTATCGTGAGAACTTCTTGCAACGAACATAACCCTTTTTCGTCAAACACTAACAAGTCAACATCATCGCCGATATACTTCACGGCTTTCTCTCGGTTTACCCTTGTCTTGAGAACATCATTACAAACCTCTTTCCACGTTTTAGCGTTCTTAATTTGTTCGCCCCTAATCTGTCCGCCTTTAACAGATAGTTCAATCTGTCTTTGACGTTCTTCTTCTGTCAGTTCGTCAAGCGGTTTGTATGTTTTTAAGTTTGCTCTTGATTTTTCGTTATACGGCATTTTGTCACCCCGTTTTTATATCTGCGTTTTTTGGTACAAAAAAACCGCCTAACATCTGTTAAGCGGTTCACCTATTTTGTCGAATTTATTATATCACAAAATAGCAGAGGTTGAAAGCAGCGCGCCGGATTTCGCGTAGTTCTGCGGTTGTCTGCGATACTCTGCGACACATGGCAAGGAACATTTTTTGTCGAATCGGCAACGAGGTTGTCGACTTGATCCCGCGCCCTGTGTCGAATAAATTCAATATATCTTTTTATATTCTTGTATGTTTTCTTTCTTTTTATAATAAGAAAATACCCGTTAAATTTGGCATAAATCCAGTGTTTACAAGGGTTTGAAAAAATTTGAAAAAAAGTGAAAAAAATTTCATTCTACCTATTGACATACACCAACGTTGGTGCTATACTCTAACCATAGATAAGAGTTACACACCAACCACACACCACACACAAAGGAGATTAAACACAATGACAAGAGAAGAATTATTCGGACACATCAGGACAGACAAACCCACCTACAAAGATATGATTGACTTCTGCACAAACGGAACGCTCATCCTTAACAATGAAATCTATAACAAGTATTTCGAACACAATGATAACTTTGAAATCTTCTGCGGTAGCGATTACGATGAAGATGAAGAACCCGTTGAAGTTTTTCAGTTCTTTATCATTAGCGAACAGGGCGCGGAAATGCTCAAGGACTTCACTAACGAAATAGTTTACTATCTGCCCGAATGGGATCTTTACCTCTTAGGTGTTACCCACTACGGCACAATGTGGGAAGGAGTTCCCGCCAACTGGAAAGACACTTTTGAAGATTACAAGTAAACGGATCAACCACACAACTATAGAGCTGATGCAACGGCTATACGGCAAGAAAGGACAATGAGATGACGCACACCATTAAAATCAAATCTTACAATATGGTTGATTGTTCAACCGTAGACACAACAACAGAAGAAACAAACCTTGTTAAGGTTACCGACATCGTAGGCGATTACCCTTTAAAGAAAGTTAAGATAAAAGAGTTTATCGACATTTACAACAAAGAACTGGACATCCTCTTTTCTGAAGATGAAAAGGTCAGCGACACGGCACACATTTACGGCTATCCAATCCACATCATTTGGAATGGCTACATTGTTGACATCGGTGACGGCGCACCCCCTACAAATGCTTTAATTCCGGCACTTGAAGAAATGGACGATGAATGGGGCGGTGACTTATAATGAACGACACACAGAAGAAAGCAAAGAAAGTATCCTACCAATTTATGATAGACAGAGCAAGAAGAAAGAGAGGGAAATAAAATGAAAATCCATTACCTTTGTCCGTACTGTATAGAAGCTATTAAGAGCCACGGCGAAAGAATCAAGATTTTATCTAATTACGATATAGAAGAAAAAGAAGATCAGATCTGCGACTTCTGCAAAGAAGAAGATGACAACCTCACACCTACTGAATATTGAAAGGAGCAAAAAGGATGACACACATTATTAAAATCAAATCAACCAATATGGTAACAATCGACATAACAACAGACAACAAGCAGACAGAAACGAAAAGCAGAAACCTGTTTCCCATTAAAAAGGTAAACGCAGTTTATACGGGCGGTAACATTTGGTTATTCTATGGAGAGCTTACAGACGGCAACTATTATTTAACCGATGACGATGGCTATACGATGATTCTGGACGCAGACCCGGAAAACTTTGACGAATCGCTATATGATGATTGGCAAGCAAAACACAAAGTAACAGATTTATCAGAAAGCGAAAGCAAACCTTTTCTGCTCAATCTGCTCGATGTTCTTAAGAGCGACAAAGACAGATATATGTCGGATGAAGAAATTGACGGCTACCGCGAATGGTGGGAACTCTAAAACATAGCTCATAGATATGAAAGGAGATTACAACAATGGCATACATCAAATCAGCAAAAGCAGAATATACGGGCGGTGGCGTTTGGATATTCTACGGACAGTTAACCGATAACACATATTTCTTAACCGATGACAATGACGGGTCAACCCTGTTTCTTGACGAAAGTCCAGAGGATTTTGACAAATCGTTGTATGAGGAATGGCAGAACGAACACAAGACAAGAGAATACCTTGAGGGCGATGAATTGTCGGATTTCTTGATTGATCTGCTTAACCACATCGAACAGGACAAAACCCAATACATAACAGAAACCGAAATTAACCGCTACCGCGAATATTGGGAGCTAACCGACAAAACGTATATAGAGATAGAAGAAAACTACTGCCCCAAAACCGATATGACATTTGTAGTTAAATGGACAGTAGCCAAAAGCACCAAAGAGTATATTTCAAGTGAGGTAATCGGAT